GCTTGAACAAATTTAGCGCCAGCAGCAATTGCGTTTGTTGTGGTTGCGCCAGCAGGATAGGTAAGTGTTACAGGATCATTTACCTTAAAGCCTAAATATGCCCCGACTTGGATGCTGGAGCCGGTAGTAGGAAAAGCAGACGCCGCTAATTCGACACTGGTGCCAGCGGGTTTGTAGTACAGAGCACCTGAAGTGCCGGAAAGAACGGTAACGGCCATGAGAAAAAGGGCAACGGTATGCGGGCGCGGCCCGGCTGTTTACATTCTAACGCGCCAGAGCAAATACGCTATTAGGGGTAAACAGTGGCAATAAAACCGCAACTAAATCGCCCGATATAGTGGGGCAGATCTACAGGTGCGTCAAAAGTAGGCCCGTCTATTTGGTTTACACGAGCATACACACCCGCACCGGCTGCGCGTGGAGTTGCGTTTAATGTCTGGAATGCTCCTGTTATTGCAGCAACTATTGTTTGATTGCGAACTGAACCTTTGCCTTTGGGGGTGTGGACACGACAAACAATCGCTCCACGTATGTAGTCAAAATCCGCCTTTAGTGCTACTTCCGTTGTTAAGCCGAATGTAATGTTTACCATTACATATTCGCTTGTACTGGTTAGGGTCGATGCAGCGAGGTTATCGAAGAAGACTGGAACGGCAGGACTTAGTGCTGCACATGCAGTAGCAATTGGTACTTCGTATGCTGCTCTAATTGATTGGTAGTTCATTATTTAAATCCCGTTGCTTTACCAAAACCTGTTCTAAAACCTCTAGCTAGATCTTTATTCAAAACTCCACCAACATTATATGTTGGCCACCAATCTTCTGGGGCTGTGCTCGTGTTTGGACCTGAAGTGCCCTTTAAGTCTCCCCGAGTTGCATTCTTTGGTCGGAAACCGCGTGTTTGCTTTTTAATCGCATCTCCACTAAATTCTTCGTACACGTAGGGAGTTAGATCCATAGCTACATCTGCATGGGGCGCTCCATTTACAATGGTATACCACATTCCTGATGTTTCGAAACGTACTGCGGGCACGTTACGTAAATCGTATTTGTACAACCCTGACCTGCTGCGAGGACCACCCGGAGAACCGCCTTTAGGCACGGCGTACCATGCAGATGAAAACTCTCCGCTATAACCAGGGCCCGCTTTTACTAGACCGTTCATAATCTCTACACAAGCTGTCTGTGCCGCTCTTATTGTTTCCGCCTTTAGGTCTTTTACTAAGAATTTAAGGTCTCTTGCCATTATTCGGGCCTCGCTATAAGGCTGAAGAATACTGGAGATGTACCACGGTAGGTTTTGATGTCGATTAGGCGGGCTTCGCGGCTTACACCATTTTCAAGGTATTGGATGCGGTCACGGGTTGAAGGCTGGTGAGCAGGTAAGGAGGATGCGGCGATGTATATTTTGAGGTCGCCGGTTTGATATAGACCTTCGTTTTCTTCTTTGTTGACTACTGCAATAATTGCGTTAAGGGTTACGTTTACGTCGGTTACGGTTACTACACCAGTTGTGGTGTTGTAGCTATCGGTGCCAGCTTTTATGTAGGTGATAGGAATTCCCCACTTGTCAATCAAAGGACTTGGAATAGGACCAAACGTGTCGTCTACAGCAGACATTAGTTTCTATAGGTAGGGATTTGGCGGACATTGGATGCGTTACGAACCCAGCAGCGCAGATAACTTTTCAGCCAGGGGAGAACGTCGATGATGTTGTCTACGGAAGATACGGCGTCCGAGCTGCGGTATTCCACTTTTAGATCTCCGAGCTCCACCTTGTCGTAGGCGCCGGGGCCGGTGGTTGAGCCACGCATGAGCGTGGGGGTGGTGATTAAAGCTTGTGCGGTTTCGGCAGTGGCGGCTTGAATGTCGGCGGGAATGTAGGTTTCGTCTGCTTCAACACCGTCGCAACTTACGTCGGTGCGCGGCCACTTCAAGGCTTGCGTGGTGCTGGCGCGGTTACCGTAGTATTCCAGGCTCTCCAGCCAGCTTGTTGCTGTGATTAAGGCGGCGGCTTTGTCGTCAGCGCTGGCTGCTGTCCAACTTGCGTTGCCTAGACGGTCGCCAAAATATGTAGTCGCTGTTGCTACTGTAATGTATGAGTTTGAGGTTGATCCCCCCAACGTAGCAATCAGCGTTGGCATGGCGGCGGCTGTTTATGTTCCAGTTTAGGCGATGTATTGCAGGTAGCGGGCTGCTTTGAGCGGTAAGTTTTTCTTTTGGGGGCGGGTGGTGCCGTCTTGGACGTGGGGGAAGGATACGTGATAGATAGTGTGGCCGTCCATCGCAATTCCAGCGTCAATATCGTGGCGTTGGGACCATGGTGCATCTACCGTCCAAGTTGCTGTACCATCTGTAATGTAGAATCTTGCAATTTTCATGGCCACTAAAAAACTGTCCGAAAATGTTGAATTGGAGGCTGCATCTGTGTGTTCTCCTTTTGGTTCCAGTCCTCGGAAGTGGGCGGATGTGATGCCGCAAATTCAGAAGAAAGTTGCGGAAGGAATGAACTACCAGGAGGCGGCTGATGCTCTTAATGTTAGCTACGTTTTGGTTAATCAGTTGGCTACACAGTCGTACAAGTCTTCCATCCATACGGAAGAGTTGTTTGAAGTGCAGGAAAAGAAGCGTTTAGGTTTGATTGATTGATACAAAAAAGGGGCTCAAAAGAGCCCCTCTTATACCTTTTGGTGGTGCTTATGCGTAAGCAGAAGTGTCGAAAGGTGTATTCACAAGCAGGCGTACCAGGGGCACGTTCTTGGAGTTTACGTAAGCCAACGTCCAGCTAGAGATGTTACCCAGGTTGCCGGAAGTTGTTGCGTTGGTGGGGTTATCACCGGCATCAGCCCACTTAGTTCCCAATACATGATAACCGTAGTGATAATCAACTGCCATCACGTCCTGGAGGGACAAGATGTTGCGGTCGGTTGCAATACGGAGATCCTGTTGAATACCTTCGGAGATAACGCCAGACTTGAACAAGTAAACGGGATACTTAACGATGTGAGTTGCGGTACCACCGGTCAAGTTGGTGAGTTGGTCGTCGATTACCACACGGAGACCAGCGAACTGGGCTACGTCTTCGCCTGTTACACCAACTCCGCCACCGCCCCACACAACAGAACCGGCTGCGGATAGTGCAGAGGTGCTGAAGGTGAGCATACCAACTTGCTGCAAGTAGGCAGCTACGTTGGAGTGCATTGCAATAACATCAAGTTCAGAACCGCGCTCACCGAGCTTGGTTTTGGCTTTGATAACGTTTGCAGCGGTCAAATAGTTGGCTTCAGTTACTGAACCAGGAACGCCTGCAAACGAAGCGTTCACAGTGTTAGCGCCGAGTACACCGTTGGAAGCAATAGCGCCAAAAAGACCGCTTAGTTGTGCCAACAATGTGGTGGTCTTTAGCTTGTTGATCGCAGCAGTTAGCTGGTCACGAACATGAGCTAAAGGATCAGCGCCACTACCTAGTTTGCTGAGATCGTCTGCCGCATAGCTAAAGCCACGGTGCAGAATTGTCATAATCTGTTCGTCGGCTGTTACACCGGCAGGGCTCATGTAGCCGCCGCTACCCCAGGTGTGGTTCGACTGAATTACCACCTCGGTGGGGGCGATTGCGTCGAAGAAAGGCACACGTACACGGGTGCCGCCAGCACGGGCGTCGAGAGCAGCGTTGCGTTGTACGATGCCAGACTGAACCCACTTCGATTGCTCGAAAATGCCTTCAGATACGTAACTGAGGAACTCGGGGCGGGCAATCAGGTTGCTCAGGAATGTAGTTCCAGAGCCGTAGTTTTGTAAAACAGCAGTCATTGGGAATTACCGGAGGAAAGGTTTACGATGCTTGGCCTCCCCACAGGGGTGCCCCACAAGGGCTAGGTTGTTGCTTCTGCTTTTAATAGTTTAGCTACGTCTGGATTTTCAGCAAGTAGACGAACTTGCTCGGTTATGTTCCAGCTTTCGCGGCGGAATGGATTTGCGGTGCCGGGCAATATGCTGGGGCGTGGCGCTGTTGTTGTGCCCATTCCAGCGCGATTTTGTGCCGCAAAATGGTGTTCGTAACCACTGCCTGGATTACGTAATCCTGCTACATAATCGGTGAGGGCAACTTCGACGCCGCCTTTGATTGCAACGGGAGTGCCATCTTTGGATTGAAGGTCATCTTGCACAAGACGGTAGAGCTGGTCGGGTGCAAGTGCTCCAGCTGCGGATAGGTCAGCAATGGCGCGGGCTTTTAGTTGTTCGCGGCTGTAGTTAGTTTGAATTTCGCTTATTTTCTGTTCGCGTTCTTGTAGTTGGGCGCGGAGGTCGGCATTTGTTTTTTGTGCTTCTTCCCAAAGTGTGCGAAACTCACCGGATTGTTCCAGTTGTTGTTGTTGGGCGGCTTTTTGGGTGCTTTCTATTTCGTCGAGGCGGCGTTGTAGAGCCTCGCGGGCTTCTTTATCGCGGCGGCGTTCGCCTATTAGTTCCGTATTTTTGGATCGCAATGCTTCGATTTGCATTGCGAGGTCGGTTGGTTCAGCCACGGGCTGCTCAATAGCGGTCTCCACTGGAGCCGTTTCGAGTTGTTGTTCAGACACGGAAAATTAGGTCTTGGGACATAGTAATGTTACTACAATACAAATTTAGTACGTGCCGTCGTCGTAGATATAATCGGGGTCTAGGGATACCACGCCGCTGCTTACAGATATGCCTGTTCCGGCGGTGACTGTTGCGTTGGTTCCGGCGGGTCCTTGAGGGCCTTGGGGTCCTTGAGGGCCTTGAGCTCCGGTGGCACCTGCTGCGCCAGTTGCACCTGTTTCGCCTTGAGGTCCGGTTGCGCCTGTGGGACCGGTTGCGCCAGTATCGCCTGTGGGGCCTGTTAAACCTGTGGGACCTTGGATTCCTTGTGGGCCTTGGGCGCCCGCTGGACCTTGTTCTCCTGTTGCGCCAGTGGCTCCAGTTGGTCCTGCTGGCCCGGCGGGACCTGTTGGTCCTGCTGGCCCGGCGG